GCCGTGGGAGGACCCCCAGGAGAACTCGAACGTAACAGGCACCCAATCATAACTGATAAAGGACTCTTGTCGCCCCAGTTGGGGAGTCAAGACCTGCCATATGGATTCCGTGATGATTCGCGGTGGGGGATCCAGGGGCCCTTCGGGGGAGATCCCCTTTATGGCATAGATATTTCCGCCGTGGGAGGACTCCCAGGAGACCGCGAACGCGAGAGTGGGGCGGCCTGGCCCCACGACGACATTGACACAACATTCTCGGGGTTGGTGGATGCTCCATGGGGATATAGTAGAACGGCTTTCCCTCCGAATCAGCCCCCAGACATCCCAGATTATCCTGGTCGAGACGTCCCAGTGACTTATAACGGAATAAATTACGGGGGGTTCCACCCCCAAAAGGTATCATATCAGGACCGGATGGATCGGGGTTGGTTCGCTGATTTATTGGAAGACTGGGGTTTTCCTGCTGACCCAAATGATATTGATTTTGACAGCGTATATAACCCCGTGACAGCAGGGTTTCCTGGTGGCGCAAGTGTCGGCATGTCCTTAATGCTGGAGCTCGTGCGGACAATGGGTGATTACTTTGGCGACGGAACTGGGGAGGACCACATTTATCCAGGCGACGAGCCCCATGAGCACCCCGTCGGCGCCCCGCATGAGAACAGACACAAGTATTACGACGAAGGGCCTGGGGACAGAAAATGACCTCTCCTACGATCACTCTGGCTACTCCGCGCCGAATGCCCTCTCCCAGTGCTTTTAGTCAAAACTCCCTTGCTCCAGCAGAATCTATTTCAGCGGTCCTGTCCGGTTTAGAGGGGACCTTTGGACAGGGCAGCCCCAATCCCCGCACGGCAGCTGAAGAGGCTGATATACTCATAGCACGAGGTTCGTGATGGCTAACATAACGCAAGCAGAACTTGACAGCTTATACAACACCTTCCTTGGGAGAGATTCTGGGGCGGCTGCCACGGGCTGGCTGGGTATGGACTACCAACAGGCTCTGGCTGGAATTAGCGGCAGCGACGAGGCTCAGGCCTATGTGCCCGCCGAGGGGGCTTTTGACGTTCGGACCTCTTATGCTAACACTCAAGCAGAACTTGACGCCCAACGGGCCGCTGCGCCCAACATCACTCAGGATCAACTCAACACTCTGTACAACACCTATTTTGGTCGTGACCCCACCGCCGCCGCTGATGTTTGGCTTGGAGTGACAGAAGCTGAAGCCCTTGCTGGAATCAAAGGCAGTCAAGAATACGCCAATCAGGGAGGTCAGCCCGCTAATTTCAATTACTCATTTGAACAGACCCCCGAATATGCAGACATCATTGCGGCAGCGGCAAACGACCCTAACGGAATTTTAATTCCAGATGCCTTTGTAGACATCAATCAGGACAATCTGACGCAGACTGAAATAAACACTATTTTTCAAAACGACCCGTACTACACCAATATCCTCGGCGATATAGATTGGACAGGTGACACAGACACAGGTGGAACGGGAGGCATATATGAGCCCTACAATGGTGAACTGTACCGTTACCACGTAGGCGGCGGTATTTATCCCGATCTCCAGGGCATCCAAGGAGCCTACGACGATGTTTTAGCCCCTGGCGGCTGGCGTCCAGGCTTTAACCGCACGGACGGCTCTGGATATCAGGCGGAGGAGTTCCTCCCACGCTATCAGCAGTATTTGCAGACGCCAACGGCTGGCGGTGCTATTGACTACGGCCTGAGCGCCTTACCTGAGTCGCAACTCCTTGGTTACGACACAGAGGACACCTGATGGAAGACGAGTTTGGGGAGAGCGTCGAGATTCTCGATGACGGTTCGGCTGTCATTGACAATTTCGATGATGAGATTCCCGGATTGCGTGAGCATGACGAAAATCTCCTAGATACTCTTGACGACGACCAGAAAGTGCAGCTTGCTTCGGAAATCCGAGGTAATTATTCGCTTGACTTTGACGCCAGGGCCGAGTGGATGAAAATCTACAAGGACGGGCTCGGCGCAATCGTAGGCAAGGACGTAGAGGAGAACTCTTCCCGCGCTAATAGAAACATGACAGAGGTTGTTCACCCTCTGATTGCAGAGGCCGCGACTCAGTTCCAGGCGCGGGCGATTTCAGAGCTTTTCCCTGCGTCAGGACCTGTTGGGACGACGGTTATTGGTCAGACGACCACGGAAATCCAAGATCAGGCCCGTCGCGTCAGCGACCACATGAATTATCAGTTGACCGAGGAGATGGAGGAGTATTTCCCTGACCTCGACCAGATGCTGTTTCATCTGCCGTTAGTTGGGCAGGCGTATAAGAAGAGTTGGTTTGATGTAAATCTTGGGCGCGTTACTAGCCGATTTGTACAGGCCGAGGACTTTGTAGTTGACGCCAACGCTGTTTCCCTTGCTTCTGCGGAGCGTTACTACCACTTACTTCGTATCCCTCGACATGAGTATGACGACTACGTCGCCAATGGGTTTTATGAAGACACGATTTCTGGTTCGCAGACCGTAGATGCCAATCTGCCGCAGGATATCGAGGGTGTTTCCCCTGTCGCCATTGACGACGGACTTCTGGAGCTTATTGAGGCCCATGTCTACGCGACTTTAGACGACGAGGGGCAATCCCCCTACATTGTAACGATGAACGCGATCACGGACGAGCTTGTCGCCGTTCGTCGCAACTGGGACCCTGAGGACGAGACCCGCCGCAAGGAAGTGTGGTTTACGAGCTACAAGTTCCTTCCCGGCCTGGGCTTCTATGGTTTCGGTCTGTACCACGTAATAGGCGGCTTGGGAAAAGCTGCTACAGGGGCGCTACGGTCCCTGCTAGATGCCGCCACCTTCAGCAACATGCAGGGCGGCTTCAAGCTGCGCGGGCGTGTGCGGGGTGGCGAGATTGACATACGTCCGGGCGAGTTCGCTGATATTGATGCTGCTGTAGACGACATCAACAAGGCGATTATGCCGCTACCGTTCAAGGAGCCCTCGCAGACGATGATGGCTCTACTCCAGTTTGTAGTGGAGACGGGAAAGAAGTTCGCTAATACAGCGAACATGAACATCAGCGATGCCAACCAGAACACTCCGGTTGGCACGACGGTGGCCCTGCTCGAGGAGGGCACACGGGTATTCTCCGCCATCCACAAGCGCCTGCACAACAGCCAGCGGCAGGAGTTCAAACTCATTGCCAAACTCAACGGCATTTACCTGCCCGCGAGATATCCGTTTAGCGTAAAGGGAGAAGACAGGTATGTTCTTAAATCTGACTTTAATTCCCGTATTGACGTTATTCCTGTTTCTGATCCCAATACCTTTTCTAGCACTCAGCGCATTGCTCAGGCTCAGGCGGGTTTGCAGCTTGCAGAGAAGTTTCCGCAGCTTCACAACATGCACCTTGCGGTCAAGCGCATGTATGAGGCATTGCGGTATCCCAATTACGAAGAGATCCTATTAGACCCTGCGGACATCCCGCGCATGGATGCCATGGCCGAGAACGTGGCCCTGATGCACGGCAATCCTATCAAGACGTTCGAGGACCAGGACCACACCGCCCACATGACGGTTCTGGACGAGTGGTTCAATCGCCTGGATAAGCAGGCCCAGCAGATGTACATCAAGCAGTACGCCGGGCACCGTGCGGAGCATATGGCTCTGTACTACCGCTCACAGATACAGGCCCAGCTTGAGGCTCCCCTGCCAGCACTTCCTGACTACTCTGACCAGAACAAGGCGGGTCAGTCGGTTGACGCCAAGACTGACGAGCAGATCAGTCAGGCCGTCGCTGTAGTGGTAAACAGGCAGAAACAGCCTCCCATGGGACCGCCACTACCGCAGATGGGCGGAGGGGCACAGGGCGCTGCCCAGGACCCCATGGCGGCGGCTAAAATGCTGGCGCAGGCGGAAGCTATTTCCATCAAGGCCAAGAGTGACGCGGAAATCCAATCGAAGCAGGCCAAGGCCCAAGCGGACCTTCAGATGCAGCGCGAGAAGATGCAGAACGAGATGCAGATGAAGCAGGCCATGGCCAAGATGGACATGCAGCTTAAAATGATTGAATTACAGGCCAAGGGTAAGGAGGCGGCGATGCGTGAGGCATCGAAGTCTGAGACCGACAGGGCCAAGCTGGAGATGGATATCCGCGCTATGTGGATGAAGGCCCAGGCTGAGATTGAAATCGCCCGTCAGAAGGCGGATGCGGATATGCAGTGCAAGTACCACTCCGAGGACCGGATGGATCGCAGGGACCAGTACGATATGCTGAACCCATCAGAGGTGACCGATGTCAGCCCGTAGTGTAACTGCGCCGGAGATTCGCGCAGCCAAGAAGTGGCTCAACAGGCGCAAACTAACGACAAGCGAGATTTCACCGAAGAAGTTCGCTTCTTTGTCGAAGAGCCTTGACAAGGGGTTTCTTGAGACCCTCAAGGTAATAGCCCAGGCACAGACACATGGGGTGGCATGAATATAACGGACTTGTTTTACGGGAAGTGTAATACTGCGATTAGCGATATATCCTACGGGATATCTAAGGGGCTTTGTTCAGACTATTCCTCATACATGAAAGAGTGTGGGAAAATCGACGGTCTGTACGCTGCTATGGACTTAATGCAAGAAACCATTAAAGAACTCAACGAGGAGGATGGCGGTGAGTAAACTACCCGAGCCGCGAGGCTGGAAGATTTTAATTCGAAAACAGATTCCCAAGGAGGAAACGTCAGGTGGTGTGATCCTGCCGGATTCCGCAATCGAGGCCGAGAGCTATATGACCATCTGTTCTGAGGTGGTTAAGATCGGCCCGAAGTGCTGGCGCGACCGGGAGACCGGGAAGCACTGGTACGGCGACGACTGGGCGAAGCCCGGCGACTGGGTTATCACACCGAAGTTCACCCAGTTCAAGATGAAGATTGACGGCGAGGAGTACCGTTTCATCAACGACGATGAGATTATCGCCGTAGTATCTGACCCCAAGGCCATCAAGGTCTTTAACTAACGTATCGCGGCGTAACCGCGCACAAAGGAAAGCACATGGAAGACGAAGAAGAAGTGACCCTGGAGGAGGGGAAAAAAGAGTGGGAGCCTGAGGATCTTGTAGAAATCGTCGATGACGAGGACGAGCCTCTGGTGGCGAAGGTAGTCTCTGAGGGGGATGCTCAGAAGGCCGCTCGCTCACGGTCACAGAAGCGTTTCGACCAGCTTACGGCCCAGCGAGGCGAAGCCGAGCGGGTTGCTGCTGAGAGAGGGGCAGAGAACGCTGTCCTCCAGGAACGTCTGAACCGACTCGAGAACGGTGCCACAAGGCAGAGCCTTGACCAGTTCAAGTCAGACTATCAGACCAATCGGGCTGCTCTTACCAAGGCGGTAGAAGAGGGCGACACTGCGGCCCAGGTGAAGCACATGGAGGCAATGACCGACATGCGAGCGGCTGCTCGTGTTGCCGATAGTCAGCGCACCCAAGCCCGGCCTCGACCTGCGGCCCCGCAGCAGCAGGCCCAGCCCGTGGAGAGCCCGGTGCCTCAGAAGGCCAATGCTTGGTGGGACAGGAACCGCTGGTTTAACTCCCCTGAGCACTCGGGAGAGTCTGCGTATGCTCGTGCTATAGACCAGCAGCTAGACGCTGAAGGGTTTAACAAAGAAGACGACGAGTATTACGCAGAGTTAGATAGTCGTTTACAATCGAAGTTCCCTGAGTTATATTCGAAAACTCCTCGTTCACCTACAGTACCAAGTAAAGGTAAAGGAGGAGCTCCGCGACCCAAAGACGGTCGCATTCGACTAACGGCGAGCCAAATGGACGTTGCGCGAACTCTTGGAATCACAGGTGAAATTGGCCTGCGTGAGTATGCCAAGGAAATTTCTTTACAGGAGAAAGCACAATGATAAATTTTACCCGCCAAAATGAAGAACCCCACACATCTCGCGAGGATGAATCCCGCGCCGATGCTTGGCTTCCGCCGTCTGTTCTTGATGCCCCGACCGCAAGGGAAGGCATGAGGCAGCGGTGGGTACGGACCTCGATTCTGGGGAAACCTGAGCCACATCACGTTGCAAGGCAAATGCGTAGCGGCTGGACACCGCGTCCGTCAGACACCGTCCCGAAAGATTTTGCTGTGCCGACCATAGCACACGGGGAATTTAAGGGCTACGTTGGTGTCGAAGACATGATTCTGTGTGAAATGCCTGAAGAAAAAGCGCAAGCTCGCGCCTCATACTTCAAGCATAAAACGGGCGAACAAAGTCAGTTTACAAAGAATGCACTTGCAAAAACCCAGGCGTCTGGGGGTATACCCATCGAGCAGTCACACGACGGCTCATTCACTCGTGGCCCTGGAAGGGTCGCGGCAGATTAACTCGTGAGGAAAAATCATGGCAAACGCAGACGTTGCTAATGGGTTTACTCCCCTCCGTCACATGACGGGTGGGACTATGCGTACTAGCACCTACACACTTGCCAGCGCCTACAACACCAACATTTTCAACGGTGACGTTGTTAAGTTGGTGACGGGCGGTGGTATCGAGCTTGCGGCTGTCGGCAATCGTTTCATCGGCGTTTTCGCTGGTGTCAAGTATACCGACGCTTCTGGCAATCAGGTTTTCAGTGAGTATTGGCCCGCTGATACAGTGGCCACCAGCATCGAGGCGCAGGTTTACGATGACCCCTATATCGTATTCGCGGCTCAGTCTAACGGTTCGACCGTTGCCGCCGATGTTGGCGAACTTACCAATCACGTCGCGGGTTCAGGCTCGACTGTTACAGGTCGCTCCGCCCACGAACTGAACGCTTCATCGGGCACCGGCACCGCAGGGTTCCGTATTTTGGGCAAAGTTGATTCGCCTGATAACGCCTGGGGCACCAACGTCATTTTGGAAGTGCAGTCCTATGAGCATGAACTTGTTGATCATGCTCAAAGCACTCCGGGAGTCTAGACCATGGCAATGAACAGAGCACAATTCGCAAAAGGGCTTGAGCCGGGTCTGAACACCCTCTTTGGTCTTGAGTACAAGAAGCACCCTGAGCAATGGCGGGCTATCTTTGAAGCCAATTCTTCAGCGAAGGCATTTGAAGAAGATGTGCTTATGGAGGGCTTCGGCTCAGCCGTCGTCAAAGGCGAGGGTACTGCCGTTTCTTACGACACGGCTAGTGAGCAGTGGACTTCGCGTTACAACCACGACACCATTGCTCTTGCTTTCGCCATTACTGAGGAAGCAGAGGAAGACGGCCTGTATGGCGCTCTCGCGAAAAAGTATGTCAAGGCTTTGGCCCGCAGCATGCAGCACACGAAAGAGATCATCGGAGCCAACGTCCTCAATAACGGCTTCGATTCTAACTACACGGGCGGCGACGGCCTGGAACTGTTTTCCACTGCTCACGTAACGAGCGACGGTACGCAGTCCAACGAACTCGCCACTTCGGCTGATTTCAGCGAAACCTCGCTGGAGCAGATGCTTATCAACATCTCCGATATGACTGATGATCGCGGTATTCCAATCGCGGCCATGGGTAAGTGCTTGATTGTACCTACCGCCTTGGTCTTTGATGTTGAGCGTGTGGTTAATTCCACTCTTCGGTCGTCCACTGCTGAGAACGACATTAACGCTAACCGCTCCATGGGCTATCTTGCCGAGGGCGTGAAGGTTAATAACCGTCTCACGGACACCGATGCTTGGTTCATCAAAACCGACGTGCCGGATGGCATGAAGATGTTCCAGCGCCGTGCCTTGAAGAAGGGCATGGAGGGAGACTTTGAAACCGGCAATATCCGGTACAAGTGCTCCGAGCGGTACAGCTTTGGCTGGACCGATTGGCGCGGAATGGCCGGTTCACCCGGCGCGTAGAGCGTAACCCCCTCGGCGCGTAAAGTCCTTCCCTTTATGCGCCGCAGGCCCTCTCGGTTTTCCCCTGTACCGAGAGGGCCTTTTTCTTGCGCGACGGCTAATTAAAGTGTAGTATCTACCTGTTCGGTTGAAAACCAACACTTGGCCAACCCCGGCCAGCATTGAACAAAGGATTTTTACTATGGTTGCTTCTCACTTTCCCAATGGTTTTGCGAAGGGCGTGTCTATTCGCGGCCTTCCTATTCTTGGCACCTACGGTGCTGAAGTTTTCTGGGTAGACTCCAATAACGGCTCCAACGGCAATAACGGCAATGAGCGCACCCCGTTTGCCACGCTTAACGGTGCCATGTCCAAGGCGACTGCCAACAAGAACGACATCATCATGCTCAAGGCGGGTCACGCCGAGGACGTTGCTGATGCCACCACGCAGGTCTGCGACAAGGCAGGCGTTTCTGTTATCGGCCTCGGCCACGGCACCAACGCACCGACCTTCACGTATACTGCCACTGGCGGTTCGTTTGAGCTCGATGCGGCCAACACCTACATCCACAACCTGCGCTTCCTGGCTTCCGTTTCGGCGGTTGTCGTCGGCATGAACGTGGATGCTGCCAACGTGACAGTCGATGGCTGCGTGTGGAACTATGATGCCACGGGCGACGACTTCCTGATTGGCGTTGACGTAGACACCGTTGATTACGCGGCAATCCAGAATTGCCGTATGTATGCTCAGGCTGCGACAGCCGGTGCGGCTCAGGGCATTCGCCTTGACACGGCGAATTGGGTCACTGTTATCGGCAACACCCTTATGGGCGACTATTCAGCCGCTGCCATTATGGCCGAGGGTGCGGCTTCCTTGAATGTCAATATTTCGTACAACGTCATCTACAACGACGACACCGCCTCAACCAACCAAGGCATCGACCTATCGGTTGCTTGTACTGGCGTCACTGCTTTCAACACGATTACAGGCTTGCAGGCTACATCAGTTGCGGCGCAGCTTGATCCTGGTTCGTGCCTGAACATCGAAAACTACGCTTGTAATGCTATCGACGAGAAGGGCATTCTCATCGGCGGTACTGCTTCTTCGTAATAACATGGGAGGGGGCTTCGGCCCCCTCCACTTTTAAGAGGATATCAGATGTCCCGACCTAAGGTCATCACTCTTACCCCTACGGCTTCAGACCCCAACGGTCTGACCACTTCCGAAACACTTGTTGCGGCCCGCCTTAGTCTTATGATGAACGGCACTCTAGCCACGGGCTACGACCGCAACGGCATTTGCGCCAGCCAGACCCCCACGAGTTCTGCTGCCATGACCCTGAACGGGGCCGGAGGCAACGACTATAACAGCGTGGGCGGCGTGATTATCAACCTGTACGCTGCTGGAGCGGATTCAGGACGTACCTTCACGATTGTGGGTACAGACACCAATGGACGCCGGATCACAGAAACCATCACAGGTCCCGGTGCGGGCCTCATCACCCACGGCACCACAAGGTTCTACAGTATCACTTCGGTCACCCCTGACGCTGCTACGGCGGGGGCCATTGAAGTAGGCTCCTCGGGCATTATCACCCTGGCCACACCCCAGCACATTACCATCACCAGCGGCGGCGACGACACGGGCGACACCTTTACGGTGACGGGCGAGAATCGCTACGGCGACGTGCTGACCGAGGCCATTACCGGCGCGAGCGGCACAGCCGCGCTAGGCACCAAGAACTTCGCCAAGGTCTACAGCGTGGTTTCTTCGGGCGCGTCAGCGTCCGGGGTGGAGGTTGGCGTAAACGGTTTGTGCGAAAGCCAGTGGTACATGGTTAACTATCGAGGCCCTGACTTTAATGTGGGCTTCGGCGTTGACATCTCCTCGGGTGCGTCACTGACTTATACCGTGCAGCACACTTTCCACAATATCCAGGCGTCTGGTTTTGCGGAGGACGATGCTACGTCGTTTGATCACAGCGACGTTGCCACCAAGACTGCCAACGCTGATGGTAACTACAGCAACCCGCCCACGGCCATGCGACTGGCGATAACGGTCCATTCGTCGGGGAGTGCCAATATCCGCATTATCCAGGTCGGGAGATAACTTATGGCTATCAGCCCCACGACGGGTATATCTGGCGGCGTAAACACCGACCTCAGTAACGACACAACTCCGGAGCTTGGCGGCTTCCTGGATGCCAACGGAAACTATATACAGATGCAGAGAGGGGCTGACATTGCCTCTGCTTCTCCTCTCGTAGTCGATACGGACGGTGACCAGTTCGATGTAACAGGAACTACTAGCTTCTCAGTTATGACAGTAGCCGCTGACAGGCGGTTTGTGCTGCATTTTGACGGCATTCTGACCATGACCCACGGCGCTTCCTTGGACTTGCCAGGGGCAGCCAATATTACAACGGCAGCGGGAGACATAGGCACCTTCATCACCACGGCGGCGAACACCGTTCGTTGCGTAGGATACATGAGGAATGACGGCACTCCCGTCGCTGTCAATATCGTGGCCGATACGACTCCACAGCTTGGCGGAAACTTGGATGCCTTGGGTCTGGATATAAACAACCTCGGCGCGTTGGACTTTGACACCACGGACAAGGGCAGCGTAGGGTCTGGCACCGTGACCTTCTCAGCCAGTGTGGACGGTAAACAGAAGCTGACAGTGACCGGCACACTCACACTTGCCTTTGATAGTTGGGCCGCTACGGGTCACTACAGCGAAGTAGAGATAGAGCTTGTGAACGGGGGGTCTGCCACAGTCACCCACGCCACAGTGAATTGGGCCGTGGGTGACGGAACCACCAGCACCACCTTCGCAGACACCGGCATAACCCTCGCCACGTCCGGCACCAACCACCTGCTCGTCTGGACGACGGACGGAGGGTCAACCTTGTATGGGGTAGCGGCCTAATGGCTACCAGCAGCACATTTACCTTTCGTCTCGACATCGAAGAAATGGTGTCGGAGGCCTATGAACGCTGCGGTAAAAACCCTCATTCGTTGACCGCACACGATGCGGTGACGGCGCGACGAAGCCTGAACCTTATGTTCTCCGAGTGGTCGGTACGTGGAATCAATTACTGGACTCTGATAGAGACCACCCTGGACATGGTGCAGGGAACCAGCAGCTACGCCCTGCCCGCAGGAACCCTTGATGTATTCAGTGCGGTCCTCCGGCGCTCGAGCGTGGACACTGTCATGCGCCGCGCCGCCCTGACGGACTACCACGAACTGCCCAACAAAAGTTCTCAGGGTCGGCCAACTCTTTTCTTTCTTGACCGGCAGTACACGCCCGTCATGTATGTCTGGAGCACCCCTGAGAACTCCACCGACGACATCGTCTACTGGCGCATGGCACAGATTGAAGATGTCACCCTATCGCAGCAGGATGCCGATGTTCCGTACCGTTGGACAGAGGCTCTCGTCGCGGGCCTTGCTGCCAAGCTGGCAATGAAATCCGCCCCTGATAGGCTACAGATTCTTGCTCAAGAGGCCGACCGGCAATTCAGTTTCGCAGCGGGCGATGAGCGTGAAAAAGCCTCTCTTATCATCGTGCCGAGGTAGATCATGTCAACTTACGCATCACTGACGCAGGACATTCAGGATTGGACCGAGAACGACGATACGGAGTTCACGGACGAAACGGACAACTTTATTGCCTTTGCGGAGGAGCGCATCTTTCGCGATGCTCCCTTCCTGCCTATTTTCAAAGGCACGGACACTGGGACCATGTCTTCCAGCACAGAGTCTATAACTATCGCCACCACCACGCGCACCATACGCAGCATGACCATTACGGTATCTAGCTCAGAAGTCACCCTGCATCAGCGGCTAGACAGTTATTTGCGCGATTACGCCCCTGCGACAGCCACTACAGGCACCCCGAAATACTACGCACGGACAAACGAAACCACAGTAATTGTTGCTCCTGTGCCCGATTCCAACTATGCTTACACCCTGACTGTAACAAAGCAGCCTACAGGACTTTCTGGAAGCAACACAACTTCTTGGTTATCTGGGAATATGTCAGACCTTTTACTTTTCGCTTGCATGATTGAGGCTATGACTTTCATAAAGAACCCGGAAGGTTTGGCGATGTGGGAGGCACGGTACGGCACCGCTCTTAACTCCGTGCAGAACGAAATGGGCCGTAACATAGGACATGAATCAACGGTAGGCGCATGATGGTACAGTACGCTAAAGGGACAAAATCCCGCGCCATGTGCGATAGATGTGGCTTCGAAGTGCCTTACACAGACTTGAAAAAGGAGTGGAACGGGCTTATGGTTTGTCAGATGTGGGACTGCTATGAACCCAAACACCCGCAACTTGAGCCGCGCACCGTATCGGATGCAGAGGCCCTCCGCAACCCCCGCCCTGACACAGATACCGAGGCATAACGATGGCTTCTACCGCATCACCCCTACTTAAAGTTGAACTCCAGGTCACGGGTGAAAACGCCTCTACGTGGGGCGCGAAGGCCAATGTGGTCTTCAAGCGTCTTGAGGAGGCTATCGGCGGCATTACCAATATCGCCGTGACGGGGTCGAACTACACCCTGGACGACACGCAGTATAATGTCCACGTTGATGGTTCAAATGCCTCAGAGTCCCATGTTGCGATGATCAAGGCCACCGGCATCTTGACCGGAAATCGCACGATTATCGTACCCCTGAGAACCAAGGAATACTGGATACACAACGGCTGCACGGGCGCATACACCCTGATCGTGATTGGGGCCTCCGGCACCGGCCACACCCTGCCCCAAACAGCTTGGACCTGCGTAGTTTGCGACGGCACGAATGTGGACGCCAAGAGCCTTCCCGTAGACAATGACGGGTCTTTGGTCGGAAATCTTTCCATTGTCGGAAGCGTGACGGCCACGGTAGATAGTTCGGCGACCAACACCGTTACAACCATTGGCACTCTGACAAGCACCTCTACAGGCACACCAGCAGCAGGGATTGGCGCGGGGCTTGACTTTGTCACGGAAACCTCTGCCGCAAACAATGAAATCGGCGGTGTCATTGAGAGCGTTACAACTGACGTTGATCCCACCAACGAAGACTTTGACATGGTGTTCAAGACCATGTTGAGCGGGGACGCTGCGGCAGAGTTCATGCGCGGCAGGAGCGACGGAACCACCTTGTTCGGTGGTGTGCAGACGATTGCCGTAGACAGCGCGGCCACCAACGCAGTCACGGTTGTAAGCACCCTGACCAGCACTTCCTCCGGAACCCCCGCGAACGGAATTGGTGTAGGACAGAGTTTTATAACCGAGACCGCCGCCGCTAATAACGAAATTGGTGGCGTTATCGAAAGCGTTACAACTGACGTTGATCCCACGAACGAGGACTTCGACATGGTGTTCAAGACCATGTTGAGCGGGGACGCTGCTGCTGAATTTATGCGCGGTCGCAGTGATAGGAGTGTCCTTTTCTCCGGAAATGTGGACCTTGGCGGAACTGATCTAAAGAACATCGGAGCCATGGACCACGACACTACTGATAAGGGCAGCGTCAGTAGTGGCACGGTGACCTTCTCAGCAGCCGTTGATGGTAAGCAGAAACTCACAGTTACGGGTAGCTTAACCATAGCCTTCAGCAACTGGGCTTCGACTGGACATTATAGCGAAGTCGAAGTCATGCTGGTAAATGGCGGTTCCGCCACAGTCACCCACGCCACAGTGAATTGGGCGGTAGGCGACGGAACCACCAGCACCACGTTCTCTGATACCGGGATCACCCTGGCCTCCTCTGGGACCAACCATCTGATTGTCTGGACGACGGACGGAGGCACCACCCTCTATGGAGTTGCATCATGAGTAAGAAAGCCTTAATGCTGAACGCCCTGGCGAACCGGGGCGGGGCCGCTCC